AGTGATTATGCTTGGGGGTATGATCGACGAACTCGAAAAATCCATCGACACGGCTTACGAGAGTAAACACAAGCTCATGTCCCTCAGAACCGCATTGGCAGGTTCTATCGGAATGGACCTCCCATCCGAAGATAAGAACCAGTTAGACCTGACTCTTATCGTGGATGGGCAGGAAACTGAGGTGGAGAAAGGCGAGAACTAAAAGATCGGGTATTGAGGCGGGGCGGCTAGGTTTGTTAGTGTTCCGAAGTCGTTCTGGTTAAAGCATCGCCCTCGCAGTAATCTCATAAAAGCTGCGGCGTTATCGAATAGCCCCTCACTGGTTTTTCAGTTTCCGGTGGGGGGCTTTTCTTTTGAAGCCATGGAAATCTACGCACTCGATTACGAAACCTACTTCGACAAACGGTGCAGCATCAAGACGCTCGGCCCGTTGGGATACTTTTCTCACCCTGACTTTGATGCCTACATGCTGACCGTAAAAGGAACCGATGGAACTGAGTTCGTCGGGCACCCCAAGGATTTTAACTGGAATTTACTTAATGGTAATACGGCACTGAGCCACAACGCAGCTTTTGATGAAACCTTATATTTATATGGCACTACCAAAGCGTGGTGGCCAGAAGTCCAACCAGCCGAGTGGCATTGCACGGCGGACCTTGCGGCGTATTGCCGCCTACCTCGGTCGCTTAAAGGAGCGTCTCATGCAGCTTTTGGACTAGAGATCGACAAGACTACCCGCGATAACATGAGCGGAAAGAGGTGGGAGTCGATGACGGAAGAGTTCCGCGAAGAGGTCAGTGCCTACGCGATTAAGGACGCCGAGCTTTGTTTACGGTTGTGGGAGGAGTTTGGTGACCGCTGGCCAGAAGAGGAACGGGCGATCAGCGCCCTGAACCGGAGGATCTGTCAGGGCGGAATCCCTATCGACACGGACCTTTTGAAGAAACAACTGGAGACAATAAATGAGAAGTTGTTTGAGGCAGAATCTCATATTCCATGGCTTGGCAGTAAGCCACTCCTTAGCCGCGCCGCTTTTGACGAAGAGTGCCAGAAGGTTGGGCTAGAGCCACCTGCGAGTCTGGCGAAGACCGACCCTGAGAGTAGGAAGTGGATTGAATACAACAGTCAGAAGCACGACTGGATCGAGGCCACGCAGAACTGGAGGAGGATCAACGCGCTCAAGAAAAAGGTCGAGAGCTTCGATGTGGCGACCATGCCTGATGGTAGATACTACGGAGGCTTTATGTATTTCGGGGCGCACACGGGTCGGTTCAGTGGTAGCGGAGGAAACCTCAACCTCCAGAACCTGCCGCGTGACGAAATGTTCGGGATCAATCTTCGGCATCTCATATCTACAAAAAAAGATAAACGGTTAGTGGTGGCAGACTTGAGCCAAATCGAAGTCCGAACACTGTGCTGGCTGGCTGGAGACAAGGAGATGCTTGAAGAGATTGAAGCTACCGATGATATCTATGAGGCTTTTGCGATCCGCTTTCATAGATGGAAAAAAGAGGACGGCTCACTTAAACAAGACCCCAAACTAAGACATAAGGTAAAGGCTATGGTCTTAGGTTGCGGATACGGAGCGGGTAAGAAACGGTTTGCTGAGATGTCAGGTATGGATGAATTTGAAGCAGATAGTGCTTGGACTCGTTACCGGACGACGATGGAAAGTGTGGTCCGCTTATGGAAAAAGTATAACGTGGACATTAACGGAGCCTACAATCTATCAGAACAGGGAATGCCTACCCCGTTCACGGTGGATCTGCCAAGTGGACGGGTGCTGGACTACGGTCTGATTTCTGCGGATAAGGTTGAAGGGGACCGGACACAATACACCGCCCACTTCCCAAGGGGGACTAAGATGGTCCCTATAAAATTATGGGGCGGCTTCGTAGCTGAAAACGCTTCTCAAGCACTCGCCCGTGATATTTTTAGTGATATGCTTGTCAGGGTTGCTGCCGCAGGGCATAACGTCATCATGCACGTTCACGACGAAATTGTTGTGGAGGCTGACGCGGATAAAGCGGATGCCGCGCTCGAAGACATTCTGGCAATAATGTCTACCCCGCCGGAATGGATACCGGATATTCCCCTCGACGCTGAAGGGACCACGCTTACCAGATACACTAAATGACTTACAGACACATTGAAAATTTGCGATCTGCCGTTGCGAGAAAGGCGACAGACATTTCTAAACTGCCTTACAACGTCCCTAAGTTTTCCTCAAAAGCGGAATACCGAGCGTGGTGTGCTGATAATAAAACAAAGCACGTTTTTTACTCGGCTATCGAGGGACGCGCCCCGTCAAAAAGGGTATCCGCAGAAAACCCTCCCAACAAAATCTATGGGATAGTTGCTGACTACGACGCCCCAGTAAACTGGAGCATGGTGGACGGAAAGATATCAACTGTCTGCGCCGGAGCATTGCCTTCGTGGAGATCTAAAACGCATAGTGGGTATATACGACTCGTGTGGGAGTTTGCAGAGGGGCTTCCGATTGCTCCAGAAATGGTAGGACCGTTCACCAAGGAGATGAAACGAGTTCTCAGGCTAAAGAAAATATTTGCTGGGTTTGACGAAACCTCCTTAAACCCATCGCAGTATTTTGAGTTAGGGACGGAGTGGACATCAGTCGGCCCACAGCTTGACAAGAGTGTCGTCCACACGGCGCTCTTAAAAGCCGCCGAAACAAACGCACCTCAATCAGGGGACACTTCGATCCCTATCGACGTTGTTGCAGAAAAAGTCAAAGCCGATTACGGTCACCGATGGGCGGGGGCGTTTGAGATTGGGAGCAGGGGACCGCTATTCTGGATTGATGACGGGATTGATCGTGAAGGCTGTCAGGTCAGCGAAGACGGAATAATTTGCTACAGCGATAGAGCAGGTAGAGGGTTCATGTCATGGCGGGACATTTTTGGAGCGGGATTTGTAGAGGCGTTTGAGCAAAAGAAAATGGGCAACTTGCTCGATGAGTATTGGTTCAACGGCAAGCGATTCTTCAAGCTGTTGAATAACTTGGCAGTCGAGATCCCCAGAGAACAACTCGTATTGGAACTAAGGCAAATGGGGTTCTGTCCCAAGCAACAAAAGGGGAAGCCACTGTCTGAGGTTGAGTCGGCGATCCTTGTTATAAGTAACCAGAACAGGGTTCACGAGATCGCCCCCGTGGTCTTCTCTAAGGACCGCATAGTCGAATGTAGCGGAAACCGAATTCTCAACACATCTACTATTGAGCCAGTCGAGCCAGCAGACGATGGAGACCCGAAGAACTGGCCTTTCCTTCACACATGGCTACATCAGTTGTTCGAGGACTCTACATCACGCCCAACTATTGAATACTTTTTTGCATGGATGAAGCGGTTCTACGAAGCCGTTTTAGACAGGGAGTCAAGGCAAGGACACGCGCTTATTCTGGTCGGGCCGACCAACAAGGGAAAGAGCCTGTTGTCTAACAGAGTTATCTCAGGTCTTGTTGGGGGATTTTCCGACGCATCCGATTACCTGTCGGGGCATACCAAGTTTAACAAAGATCTGGGGCGCGTGGCAGCATGGGTCATCGACGACACAACCAGTGCCAGTTCATTTCAAGATCAACGGAAAGCAACCGAACTTATCAAGCGGGCCGTAGCAAATCCCCGTATTGAATACATGGCCAAGTATGCGGATGCTCTTTCTATCCCATGGGCGGGGCGTGTGATTATGTCTCTTAACATGGACGCTAACAGCCTATCGGTAATACCCGCTCTCGACAGTAGTAACCGTGACAAGCTCATGGCCTTAAAGGTGCGGGATAACGCAACTAGCAAGTTTCCACCTAACAAAATGTTGGAAGCAACAATTAAAAACGAGTTACCTTATTTTGGAAAATGGTTGGTGGATTGGACGGTTCCGCAAGAGATTGAATCTTACGGACGTTTTGGGATTGTCAGCTTTATCGACATCTCAGTAGCGTCAGCCGCTTATGACAACTCTAGTCGATCAGCCGTAGCAGAACTGGTAGAGTTCTTTGCAAAGAAATGTCGGGCGCTCAATAAGACCCACAGCGTATGGGAGGGAACCCTGACTGAGTTCCAAGTAACCCTACATGATTTTAATAATGGACGCGGCGTTGGTATGTCAAACAACCTTGAATTTGTTCGGAGGGGGATGTCGGCTCTTGAGGAAGCAGGAAAGGCTAACGCTAATATCCGTCCGGTAAAATCAGTCGGCCACGGTGGGGGAAAAGTGTGGTCGATTAGTATCGAGGAAAAGTATGATATCGTATCCACTTCGGTCCCAGTGTCATAAAGACATGGGGGAACGGAGAGCAGAGATAGGGATGTGATAGCCGGACACTTTGTAAGCGAAGCCGTAGTCGTCTTCCTCTCCTTTGCGTTTGAACTCGCCCTGATCTAGCAAACGGTTTTTAGTTATCCAGCCCAACATCCAAGCGCGAGTCAGATCCTTACGGACGCGGACAAAGAAATAATGGCTCGCTTTAAGGGGTTTCCCTTCAGGGCAAACAACAGAAGCTGTGTAATGAGGCTTTGGTTTATCGTGGCAAGTCTTCGACTTTACATCGATCTTTCTATTTCCCAATAAGTAATCGTGGGTCAGGCTGTAATTTCCGACATACTTAGCGTCAGAAAAAAGAAGCTCGAAGCCTATCTCGCCAAGGAAGCCCGTCATGCGGCCCGCACCACGGGTAAACGAATTGGGGAGCACACCAAGATTCTGGCTCCTCTCAAAAGCCTGTTTTACATTTTCGGAGTTCGGGGTGAACCTTATGAGCTTGCCGCGTTTGTCTTTTGAAAACTGACGCGGCAGTTTTTTCTTCATCTACCAGAGGTGTTTGCACGCCCAATATCTCGCCGTAGTTTTGTCTTTTGCAGTTTTGCAATTATGACGAGCGCGGAAGTTAGCTCGCCTCTTGGGGTTCTTGTGTTTGCGGAAATCTGAATAGTCGCGGTGCCCATACGATACCTTCTTAACTTTGTCGCCTTGCTTGCCGAGGACCACAAACTTTTTCTTGCTTCCTTTAGGGGCGCGTTTCGGTTTGTTGAAACCAGCGAAAGTTTCGCCGTGGTATTGGATTCTACCTGAAGGCAGGCGTTTGAACCGCTTAGTAGCCACTTCCCATACGCCTTTCTACTGCCTCCGTGAAAGACTCGGCTTTCTTAGCGGCTTTCTTAGCGACTTTCTTCTTAGCAGCTTTTTTCTTAGTGGCTTTTTTCTTCGGGGCCGAATGCCCATAACCTTTTTTCTTGAGCGCGAGGTGCTGCTCGTAGGTTTTAGCAGCTACAGCTTTACCCGTTTTCGGGTGATACATATTGTGTGGTTTGAAGTCTTTTTTCTTCATGCGTTTCGTTTGGTTGATTTTAAAAAGGCTTTTCGTTCAGCATCGGTATACTTAGCTCTCTGTTTTCCTTGGGCTGTGGCTGCACGTTTCTTGCGATTACCTGCGGCTTTTTGTGCAGAGGTCAGTTTATTTCTAGCGGCTCGGGGTAAGTAACGCTCCCCCGTTTCGGAAGACTTCTTACCAGAGCTGGTTCCCCAGTCTTCTTTTGTCCACTTCTTCAAGGACTTCTGCGACTTCTTCAAAGCCATTATCGGTATCCTCCTCCCTTAGCTTTATATTCACGGGCGAGCATTTGTGCTTTGCGGGCAGACCACTGACCGCTGCGGCCTCCTTTTGATCCGGCTTTAATCCGTTCAAAGAGACGTTTACGCATCGTGGGCTTTGTGTAGTTGCCTGCTTCGTTAACTCTGGATTTCTTTTTTGGCATTAGCTTGGAATCTTTTCGTAAACCGCTCCCACGCTGGGAAAAATATTTCGTCGATACAGCGAACAATGGCCTCTTCTTCATACGCCTCACAATAAGCGAGACCGGAAATGCCTAACGCAGCGTGAACCATCTCATGGCGGATTGTCTCGATGAGATCTTTCCCTTTCAGGCTCTTGTCTATCTCAATGAGTTTGCGCCGATGGGAATACATCCCGTAGCAATCGTCGTCTCCTAGATCTCTGAAGCGGATTCGGACCCGAACGCCGCCCATTGTTATGCTCTTGGGGACGCTCATCCTTCGGCAAACTTTTCAATCGCACGGGCGTAGACCCCAACCAAAGCCCCGCGATTGTGGTTAATCATGTTCCACTCTTCTTCATTGCTCCCAAAAAATGGTTCAGCAATCACAGCTACAGGGCGCACCTTCCGCAACAGGTAGGAGCCGCGTTGATTGCGTGTCCTTGGCTTCGCCCCTCTGGCTTTCATGTCGGGGAAAGAAGCGGACATTTCATCGCTCAATATACTGGCGAACTTCTTGCCGCCTTTACTCGTGTGCCAGTAAAGCCATTCATGCCCAGAGGCTGATGGACCGGCGGAATTAAAATGAAGCTCAACCACCGCATCGATGTCGTCTTCGACCAGCTTACGGGCTAGGTAGTTGATTCCGCCCACGTAGCTTTTAGCGGGGTATTGGTCGTATATTTTATAATCAACCGACAACACGCTGGAAATACGCCGGACGATATCGCGGTTGAAATCCCACTCAGAGAGAATATAGTCGCCTACAGTATAGGCTCCTTGGTCTCTTAACCGAGAGTGTCCGACTGCTAATCCAATCTTCATTTTTTAAGAATGCGGTAAAGGGATGCCAGCCCCACAGCGATGCCCACGATGAGCGACCCCACACGTAGCCAGTATTCAAACTGCTCCTGCATACTGGTGATCAGTCCGATGACGGGTGCCGCCATTCCGATAAGGGAATCGAATATTCGGGTGTTGATCATTCGCCTATGTTGCTTAGAGGATCACGGTTGTAGAGCTTGGCCATGATCTGGTCTACTTGTTGCTCCAGCTCTCCGATTTTAAGGTTCTGCCTCACATCGTCTGGCAAAGATCCACTCCCCCATTTTCCGGCAGGCCAATCACGGACGAAGATAGCGTGCTTCTCAACGTCCTTAGCAATCATCTGGATCTGGAAGTCGTTGTGTTGCACCTCGCTCTGGAGCTTGCTAGCCCACCAGACGATGCCCGCCGCTTGAACAGCGAGGCCAACACCTAGAGATATAAGAAACTTAGTGTCCATTTACTTCTCCCCGATGATCACAGCGCGGCGGTATGAATAATCACTGTGAAACTTGTGGTCTTTCCGACCCACCAAACTACCTTCGCAAAAATCATATGTTTTGCCCTCAATCAGAGTGATCGTCGGCGGATCGTATAATGCGCTCGCGTTCGCGCTTGAGGCGTTTCGCGACTCGCTCGATCCGCAGCTTGCTATCAGCAGAACCGTCAGCGGCCAGTGCATCAAGACGATCTTCCAAACCATCGATATACCTGTCTCTTTGCCACCTGATATGTTCGACATAAGCCTGTAGAGCAGCGGTTAAAAAACGAAAGAAGGTCTTCACTTGGACTTAGCCTTGCCCACATTGAGAGCGAGCCAGCTAATGACGCCTGAAATGCGCTGGACCCATTTGTTATCGCTTTCGTTCGGTGTCAGGGTGGCGACGAGTGAAGCCACCGCAATAACGCTGGCTGCGATTTGAAGAAGCTGTTCTGCGTTTTCTGTGATGTATTGGATCATGGTGGGGGTTACATTATGTTGATTGTGCTTCCGCCTGCTCCGGCGGGAGAGAAGTTTACAGCGGGCTTGGCCGCTCCACGGTGTGCGTCCAGTTGCTCGTCGAGCAAAGCGCGACACACGGACCAGTGGTAGTTAGCTCGCTCAACGTCTGCGTTCTCTTCAGCGATAGAGCCGAGAAGCGCGTGTTTGATCGCGTTGAGGCTGGAGATGTAGACAACGTCCGTGCTGCTGAGAAGTTTCTGAAACTTCCGCTTCAAAAGAAGGCGGAGAGTAACAGTCTTGTCATCCCTGTTATCAATCCGGTAGCGTCGGTAGCGGGTTACTTGGTTAGCCTGTTGAAGGCTGCTCGCAGCTACAAGAGTCACTTCGGGGGACGAGCCTGTCTCAACCCACAACAGTTGAACGGGTTTGGATAGCTCGGTTGTATCTACCCTGATTTCACTAATGCTCGTAATATCGGTTGCATTAGTGTTCATTGCGGACGCACTCGACAAAGTGAATTTACCTCCATTAGTAGGAGAAGATGAATCTTCATCTACCGCAGGATTAGACGTATCAGTCCCGTCTGAGTAAGTGACATAGACAATCCCAGAGGAGGGGAGATTCCCATCAGGGTTAATAGGGGCCAGCCGCAAGCTGTAAGTCTTCCCATCCACAGGCTCCTCGACAGTGGCAGAATAACCGTCGTCTACGATACCCAGCGCGGCCAATGTGTGCTCCCCAGCAGTGTCATCCCGTCCGAACAAACGGTAGTCGTGGAACTGGCTGCGGATAGTCCTCGGAAAAGAATAATCGGTGCTGCTCCCGTCACCATCGACAATAGCCGAAATAATTGATTCGGCATTGTCGGGGATAGTAAATGTGCTGGAAGTAGTCGTGACTACATCCTCGAAAACGAGGTCGCGCCACATACCCATATTATAGAGTCTAGGCAGGGCCAGATTCAGTTCTTTTCGGAACTGAGTGGAGTTGGCCCCCTTGGACCCGCATATATCTAACAGCGCATCCTCAACGCCTTGAACCGTCAATGTGGCCATAATCCACATTAACAATATTCGTGTTAAGGGTCAAGGGTCAGGGGGTTGGGGAGGGGAAAACGGACTAGATTTTAATCCGGTCCATAACGGTCGGGGTCCAGACTACATCACTGGAAACCT